CTCCAGACAATCCTATTCGCCGATTCATCATTGGCCCTCAATTGTTCACACTTATCAAAGGTGCGTTGATGGATCCAGAATTGGAAGAATTGCCAACAGACGCCCTGCGTGGCCTGGATTTCCGTATCACAAAAACACAAAAAGGTGGATACGCTGACTACAACACTTCAAAGTGGGCACGTAAGGAATCTGCGCTAACAGAAACTGAGCAAGCCGCAATTGAAGCACACGGCTTGTTTGACTTGAGTACATTCTTGCCTAAGCGTCCAACAGACGTTGAGCTCAAGGTTATCAAAGAGATGTTTGAAGCATCCGTAGATGGCCAGCCGTACGACACAGAGCGTTGGGGCCAATACTTCCGACCAGCAGGTGTTAACGCACCAGCAGGTGGCAACAGTGGCGTTACCGAAGACGACATTGTGGCTGCTACAGCACCTGCTCCAAAACCGGCACCTGCTCCGGTGGCAGCATCACCATTTGATGATGAAGACGATGTGCCAGCGGCATCAGCACCGGTTGCTAAACCAGCAGCCACAGGCCAAAATGCACAAGATATCTTGGCAATGATTCGCGCTAGACAACAGAAGTAACAAATACTGAGACTAATGAAATTAGTTTGGAATTCAACTGGCGATTGGCTAGACATTGACCCAATTAATTATAAATTAATCCAGTATTGGATAAACAGTTTAGATCGAGATAATTGTAATGTATTTCATCTTGAAAAAAATTATTTTGATCTAAACTGGCCATCATCTCTCAATGAGCACATTTGTGCAATGGATGATTTTTTGACTAGCAAGTTGAACATAGACAGATTATCTGTTGTTCGAAATCAAGATACCATTGATCAACACGTATTAAATGATATTCATAGAGTGTGGATTGGAATTATTTGTGATTACCCAAAATTAGTGTCATTGATTTCTCACAACAAAACTCTTTACCATCATTGGAATCAGATCAACAAAAAAGTTCATGCGATAGAAGAAGGTTTCAAAAGTTTATACATATCTGAACAGTATTGGGAAACTCCAAACATATTTGGACCCGACATATTAAATTTTGATTTTTGCCAAATACAAGTAATTTTTTCTCAAGAAGGCCGTAGCACTTTTAACAAGTGGAATATGTTTGATTACAATATAGATGATAGAGATACAAACAACTTTTTAAACATCGGATCGGAAGTTTTAATAACTTTAAATAGACCGTGTTCGTATTCTCCTCCAACGGAGTATGTAGACTTTTGTAACTCTCAAGGTATACCAGTAATAGGTAGGACTTTGAATTTGGGTAATTTTTCTAAATTTGAAAGCGACCTGTGCAACATCAGACATGTTTATTTAAGAAACATTGCCCATGAAAATAATACAGCATCATTTAGACTTTAGACCAGACGAAAGTTGGATCAGGACACAGAGTGGCATTCCGTTTTTAAAACTTGATGTTGATATTCCTGCACAAGAAATTTTCCAAGAATGGAGTACAGTAAAAGACCTTGCTGTGGACCATAGGGCAGAAGAAAGTATATCCAATAAATTTTTTTACGGACACAAAGGATGGAAAAGTTTAACAATATATGGCGATCATTATACTGTAACCGAAAATACCGATGGGCCTAAAAACTGGACTGAAATAGTAGATCGTTGTCCTGCAACTAAACAGTGGCTTGAAAATAATATTGTCATTGACGACAATACTGGACGTATAAGATTTATGTTGGTAGAGCCAGGGGGTTATATCTTACCCCATGCTGACAGAGATAAAAAACAGTTGGCAGAAATTAATATTGCTATAACTAATCCTATTGGATGTTGTTTTCGATTTACAAATTACGGGAACGTCCCGTTTGTGCCAGGCAGTGCTTTTCTTATGGACATTAGTAATCAGCATCTGGTATACAACAACAGTGATCGACCTAGATTACATATTATTGTTCACAGCCGCTTAAAAAATACAGAAATTATAACTCAAAGTTATGAAAATCGCTATAATAATTGATGATGGCACCAACGAATCACTTTTGAGATTCACAGAAACCAAACTGTTTTTTGATGCTAAAAATCAATCAAGAAATCTAATTGATGATTGTATGGTAGTATCAACTGGCAACCAAGCACAGTCAATAATTGATGCAAATTTGCAACATACCTATTTTGTGATACAAACTGGCAGTTTTCTTACGTCGAGTTTTTATGCTAGATACAGAAATTTTAACGGAGTATTTGTAGTCCCAGTAGATCATGAATTTGTAATACCGTATGATCCAGACACCTATGTGGGTTTTAAAAAACGTTGTAAATATCCGTTGAAAAGCAAACAACTCTACATTGTAGAAAACATGCTCAAGAGCATCATTGCCGCTCGTAAAAATGTATACATAGAAAACACAGAATATTCTGACCTAACACTCGATACAGGTACTATCAAACATCTTTATGGGTTAGCAAGTGGCTGGAAAACAGCACACCTGGCCAATCAGATTGGTCTTGATAAATTAGAAACTATTACCGTTTATGATACTAACATTTACCAGTTAGAATGGGCAAAAAAATTACACAGTTTTAAATCACTTCCTGATACCATGGAACCTCCATACAACCATGTTGGAGAGTATAACATTCCAGACTGGGCAAGATCCTGGTGGACGCAGTGGCATGAATATCCAGTGCAATTCGAGTGTGTTGACTTACTGTCAGCACCTAGGTTTCCAGATTATAGTTTGATCTGGATTAGTAATGTTTTTAAATTTGAGCCGTTGATTTTTAATTTGGGATGGCAGAAGTTAAAAACTTATAAAAAAGACTTGCTAAATGCAAACAAACAGTCTATAATTATTGAAACATGAAAGAAGGACATAAACTATGGGTAAACCATTTGACGTAAGCAAATTTCGTAAAGAAATTACAAAAAGTATTGACGGCCTTTCAATTGGCTTCAACGATCCAACTGATTGGATCTCAACAGGCAACTATGCCTTAAATTATTTGATCTCTGGTGACTTTAATCGTGGCGTGCCATTGGGCAAAGTCACGGTGTTTGCCGGTGAATCTGGTGCCGGCAAAAGCTATATCTGTTCCGGTAACATCATTAAGAACGCACAAGAGCAAGGTATCTATGTAGTTCTAATTGACTCAGAAAATGCACTAGATGAAAAGTGGTTGCATGATCTTGGGGTTGATACTAGTGACAGCAAGTTATTGAAACTGTCAATGGCCATGATTGATGATGTGGCAAAGACTATTTCAACCTTCATGAGCGATTACAAATCATTACCAGATGGCGAACGTCCAAAAGTGTTGTTTGTGATTGACTCATTGGGCATGTTACTTACACCAACTGACGTAAATCAGTTTGATGCCGGCGATATGAAAGGTGACATGGGCCGTAAACCCAAAGCACTTACATCACTTGTTCGTAATTGTGTAAACATGTTTGGAAGCTACAATGTAGGATTGGTTTGTACCAATCACACATATGCCAGTCAGGACATGTTTGATCCAGATGACAAGATCAGCGGCGGGCAAGGCTTTGTTTATGCAAGCTCAATTGTTGTTGCAATGAAGAAACTCAAGCTCAAAGAAGATGAAGATGGCAACAAAATTACTGACGTCATGGGTATTCGTGCCGCATGCAAGGTAATGAAAACTCGCTATGCTAAACCTTTTGAAGGTGTACAGGTTAAAATTCCTTACGAAACAGGAATGAGTCCTTACTCAGGACTAACTGACTTGATTGAAAAGAAGGCCATGCTCAAGAAAGAAGGCAACAGCTTGGTGTTTACCACAAGTGCTGGAGAGATTATCAAGAAGTTTCGCAAGGCCTGGGAACGCAACGACGATAACTGTCTAGATATTGTGATGAAAGACTTTGGCAATCAAAAGGAAGATGTAATCACAGTTGAGGAGGAAGCAGAATGAGCGAAGTAGTAGCAAGCGAAATTTGGGGCGAGCTTAAACGGTTTGTAAACACGGTGGACCGGTCAGAGGCTGCAGAAACTGTGGTACAGATCTTGATGGATAATGATTCAGATGTTGATGACATACGCAATGCCTTCAAGGGAGATTCTGACATCAAACGTGCGTTGACCGCATACCTTGACAACGACAAAGATTATGTTGAGGAAGAAGATGCTGAGGAAGACGAAGACTTTGATGATTTTGATGACAAAGACTGGGAAGATTAATGTCCAAGTCATACTTTCCAATTCGGACTGCAACAAGTTGTCAATTAAAATGGAATTGGACGTCTTTATATCTTAATGGAGGATATTCTCGAACTTGCCATCGCACTGCTGAAACACCATTGACTCCGGAAAATTTTAATAATTTTCACAATACTGAAATTGTGCTAAGTGATCGCAAAAGAATGTTACAAGGATTGTGGCCTGAAACTAGTTGTTCTTACTGTAAAAACATTGAAGAGTCAGGGGGAGTAAGTGATCGACTACGACAAATTGATGCAACAGATTTGTCGCCACCAGAACTGATGTACAATCCTGAGTCAATTGTAGTAAGTCCCGTGATACTAGAAGTCTTTTTTAGTAACACTTGCAATCTAGGATGTTTATACTGCGGGCCAACATTGAGCTCAGTGATAAACACAGAGAATCAGAAATTTGGTACATTAGAAAAAACTATCTCATTGCTAGCACCAATTGAGACACACCATAAAGAGTTAATACCAAGTTTTTGGGAGTGGTTCCCTACAGGATTTGTTAAACTCAAACGATTTGGTGTATTAGGCGGCGAACCGTTCTATCAGAAGGAGTTTGAAAAACTCTTAGACATGATTGATCAACATCCTAACCCAGATTGCGAACTTAATATCGTAACTAATCTTATGGTTTCGCCAGATAGATTAAGTATGTTTGTTGAAAAACTTAAAAAACTTTTACTGACAAAAAAAATAAAACGAGTTGATATAACATGCAGTATAGATTGTTGGGGTCCGCAACAAGAATATGTAAGATGGGGAATTGATCTTGAGCAATGGCAAAAAAACTTTGACACACTAATCATGCACAAATGGTTGTACATTAGCATCAATCAGACCATCACTGTACTCACTATCAAGACTATGCCTGAACTATTGATCAAGTTAAAAGAGTGGAATGCCATACGACCTGTGCATCATCATTTTGGTGGGCCAACACCTGGACCTAGCTACTTTAATGCTGGCATATTAGGCGGTGAACAGTTTAGACAAGATTTTGATTACATACTATCACTAATGCCACAAAACACAGATGAGGATAAGATAGCCTACAAGTACATGGCAGGTATAGCGGGTAGTATTACAAAGTCAAAAGTTAATCCTGCAGAGGTCACTACACTATTAAAGTATCTTGATGAAAAAGATCGTAGACGCAATACCAATTGGGAATTGCTATTTCCTTGGCTAGCTGAGTATAAAAAATATGTGGTACAGTAAAGTTACGTCCAATCTTGGTCTTCTTCCAGATTTTGTTGCATACTACGAACACGAACTAGATTCGGCCAAAAAAGACTGTCGTATTGGTGGTATAGTAGAAAAAAATATCACTGCACTGCCAGGAATTACCGAGCATCGTTTTAATCAACTACAAGAGATTGAAGCGGTGCTTAATTTTCTCAACATACAGCTACGTAAAATTCGACGTCGACACTTTCAAAAGTATCTAGAAGGCTATGCGCGAGCACTTACAAGTCGTGATGCTGAAAAATATGTGGATGGCGAGGATGAAGTAATTGATATGGAAACTCTTATTAATGAAGTTGCATTGCTTCGAAATCGTTGGTTGGGTATCATGAAAGGCCTAGATACCAAACAGTGGCAAATGGGACACGTGGTCAGGCTAAGAA